TCATCAGAGAGAACAGAAAGCGCCCACAGCTTGTCCACATTAAGAGCTGGGTCACAGACCACAAGAACCAAAGAAGGTATCCTCGCGCACTCTACGAACTCGGGGCAGGCCCGAACGCTAGAAAGCCCAAGCCCGACCCAAACGCCAGAAAGCGTGAGTACGAGGCCCGAAAGAAATCAATCCTCAAGACCTCGAGTGTCTTTAACCTAGCCGTACCCCTGAAATGTTTACGCTCCCGAAGTACACCTGGGACAAAGACCGCGAACTCTGCAAGCAATGCAAGCACTTGAGAGAAGAGCCGCGCAAGCACAGCCAGTACACCAGCATCTCAATGTCTTGCGTCAAGAACCCTTACAAAGCCAGTAAAGGGATCGGGTCTTGTATAGACAACCGCACCAGAGGGCCGTGCGGCCAGGAGGGAAGGCTGTTCGAGGCTAACTCTCAGCCAGAAGATACAGCCCAACATTGCTGAAGGAATAGCCTGCGTACACCACACACATGGGCCAATTTCCTTTGAGTCCCTGCTCTAGAGCGATCCAGGCGTAGATACAGCCTGTCAGGGCTATGAGCCAGCCACTCATTGCCGAGATGATCTATCGGCTATCTTGCGCTGGATTGCTTGGGATTCTTCCTCAGACACAGGCTCAGAATGCTCGAATAGTGTGCCGTCATCTAGCATCTTGTGGAGCTGGGCAATCATTTCTTGCAGCTCTTCCTGGGTTCCATCGAAGTCGTCAAAGCACCCAGGAGCGAACTCAAGTTTCAGCTTTTCAGTCATGGTCAATCGGCAAAAAGCCGCCCCCTGAAGTACGCCTTCCCGTCATCCCGGACTGCACAGAACTCTGGATGGAGCAAAGTTCCCCCCTTCCAGGTCAACACCGCGAATCCTGATTGCCAGTTTAGCCCAGGCTTGCCGAGTCTATAATCGAATTCTTGCTGATCGTCGTCGGCCAGCATCCCGGTCTTGATTCCGTAGTGGGTTCCCTTGAAGCCTTTATGTGCTTTGCAGCCTAGCTCATGGGTGTGTCCGGTGACCGTATGACAGCCACCCTTCAATACATCGTTCCATCCCGAGTGAATCCCGGCGTGCCAGTCATGGATGATGACCATATCGTCGTTGACATCGATACGATCTGAGTCCATCCATTGAGGCAAGTGGTCTCTTAGGGTAAACCCCGCAACACCCTCATATTGAGGGGCCATAGAAGACAGGCGCGATTCAAACCTGGCGCAATGGTTCCCGTAGGTGCGGAACAGGTGTGTGCCGGGAATGATCGCCCGTTCGATATCGCCAGTTCGCTCTATGACGGCGTCAAGTTCCTGCTTGACGGTTGGGACTTGCTTCCACCTGATTCGAGGATGGCGGCTGATGCTACCTCCGTCCAAGATGTCTCCGTTGAGAACGACAGCCTTTACCTCGCTCCCCATTTCGGTAATGAGGTTGCACAGGGCTTTATGAGCGATAGGAACCACTCCTGGAGAGTAGTGGGCATCTGATCCCACCAAGACCACCCCATCGTGGATTTCCAGGCGATTCACATCCCGCCTCGAGGACATGATCGCTCGCAGGGCCATCGGATCGTGCTTCAGAGCCTTTGGGCTACTTGCGACTAGAGCAATGCCATGCCGCTTTTCGATTGCGTCCCTGCGTAAATAAATGGCTCTCAGGCTAAGACCCAGTTGCTCACTTAAGCGAATAGGCGAGCCTCCAGAGGAGTGCCATGCCGCAATGAATTGCTCATCCCGCTTCTTACTAACGTGCCCCATCATGTTCCCTGAACAAGACCGACTCAAGAACGTTGATGACCCCGTGTTCAGCAGCATCCAACTGCTCTGGGGTCGCGCCACGGTCTTGTGCGATGGCGATCAACTCATGGAGGAAAACATGAAGCACCTCGTGGAGTGCTGTCTGGGATAGGGACTTATTGTTTATCGGCGTTGCACCGAAATCCCCTAAGCGGTAAGTCGCTAGCTTCGCATCGTCGTTGAACTCGACTGATGCCATTGCATCCTTGGCCTGTTTCTGGCCGCGCTCTATTCGCCATCGGTGCAGGCCAAGCAAGTCCTGCCATTGCTTGACAAAATCATCGAATTGTTCTGCCTGGACTACGGTAGGAACATTCTGATGTTTTGCCATACATCACCTATAGGCTTGAGAGGAAAAGCTCTCTTTCTGCTTTCCTGCGTTTAACCAGGCCGGGTAAAACCCTGCCGCCGCCCTTAGTCCAGTCCATCAGATGATCTGCGGCCTGCTGCCACTCTCCAGGATTGGCCTTGATGCGAATCTGGCTGCGCTGAAGATTGCCTAGCCCAGCGTTGAACGCAAAAGAGACAAGAGCGTCGAATGCGCCTTGATACTCAACCACACCGGGCACAAGACGAAGAACACCCAGTTCAAAACGGATGAGGTCAGCTTTGAAAATAGCAACCAATTCTTCCTTCGACCAGATGCGACTGTCTTCTGCGCGTAGAGGGTAGTCATCTCGGATCATCCCTGTATAGCCTTCTTTGCGAACATTTGGCAAAGCAAGCTGCTGGTCATACATCGCATGGCCCCAGCCAATCGTCCAAATGCCTGCGCTGCATCTGTAAGGGCGATTCCTGTAGCCCTCAAAGTGGTGCATCAACTCAATGCCAGCCTCAGATACCTTCACTTCTTATTCCAGCTTCTAGACCCGAACCAGTACGAAATAATCCCGCTGAGTAGAACCATCTCCTCCTCCGTAAAAATCACCTCGGTGATGCGGAGAAGATCATCAATGCTATTGATGAGGTCTGGCTGCGTGAATGAGTACCAGGCGATTACCGCATTGATTGCAACCAGCTCAAGCACAAAGATGTAAGTGATCGTTGGTCTGACGGAGCCAATGTAGTTCACGAGCCACTTGGAAGCCTTTTCGATGATCTTCTCATCGTGCTTCAGAGCCGCCTCGGTCATCTTCGCGTCAGTCTCCAGAGCCACTTGCTCGGTACGCATCTCCTCAATACGCGCCTGAGCAGCGAATCCCTGCGCCGCCATTTGGAGGTCTCTCTCTGTGGCAAGTTTTGCCAGTTCCCGCTCGTGGGCCTGGTCAGACTTGTTTTGGAAGAACTCTAAGAGCTTGGGAAGGCCAGAAATCAGCAGGCCACCAAGTGTAGAAAGTAGAGACAGCATCAGATCACCATCGCGTAAACCATGAGAGATGTTCCAAGTCCACCGACCAGAACACTCACCCACAGGAGTTGAACCATTACTGCAAGAATCGCAGCAGATGAGAGAACAATGGAGAGCTGGAGCGCCATACCCGCATACGAGAACCAGGGACTCCGTGTCTTGGCGAGGTCACGCGCAGCCTCAGCAGCCCGAGCCTTTTCAGATATTTCCTCCATGTCGGCTCGTTGCTTCGCTTCCTTCTCCGAGGCTCCAGAGGTCTCATAAATAGTCGCCCTGACATTCTTGGCTTGATACCACGCCCAATAGTTATTGGCTTGAATCGTGTTGTTCAGGACTTTGGAGGAGTTAGAGCCACCAAACATCCCATTGACGGCCAGGATCAGCGCAAAGATAGAGATCGTGATCGCAGCCCATTGTTTGACATACGCCTCTCTCTCAGAGCGAGACATCGTGTTCGGCAGGACTCTCAAAATCCACACTCCTTAGAAGACTTGCAATGGCCCCATCCTAGATAGGCCATGTATGCCATAGCACCAAGTGCTATAACGATGATCACAGCCCCAACAGTAGCCTCAATCATCTGAGTGATCTGTTTCTTTCGACGGGCTGCGGCTTCCTTCTCCCGCTTGGCCTCGAGCGCATCATCTCGGTTCATCTGAGCCACACGAATCTGGATGTTTTCCCAAACATCAGCATTTCCGGTGGTGAAGAACATCATCTTCAGTTCGTCTTCGAACTGCTTTTGCTGCATCAACTGGAGTTCGGCCTGGATCGCCATCCCCATGTTGGAGCCGCCCTTCTTCTTAGCCTGGGCTACAGCCTTCGTTGCCTCGTGTTTGGCATCGAAGTATTTACCCAAAAGAGGGCCAAGACTGCGAACATCGTCGACAGCCTTGGATGCCTTCTTAATGAGGTTAACCGCTGACGATACAGCAGCTATCGCGGTCAGCGGATCGACCATATTACAACTTGGTCACTAGACCAATCAGAAGAAGAATGATCGCCCCTGCGCTGGTAATCAGGATTTGCTCAAGTCTTTTGAGTCTGGCATTGATACCAGCGTATCGCTCGGCACAAACAGCCTCATGGGTCATGAGCTTTGACTCCACTTCTGTGACCATTTATCACGGCTCCTCGGGCCAGGTTACGTTCCAAGGGAAGCCCTGCTGAGTAGGCACATCACGCAAGGCTTGACGATAAACCTCCCAAGCGCCAGGAATGTTCTCATTGCGCTCGAGATGCTTAACCACCACCCAGTCGGTTTCCTTCAGCTTCTGGCTGCGCTGCTCACGCATAGCCTTAGACTGCTCGGCGTCCTTCTGGGCTTTGTAGGCGGCTTCCTGCTCGGCAGCGGTTTGGGCAGGCTCGGTTTCAGTCGCAGGACGGTCAGTAAAGATCGGCCCAAGAACGTGCTTGGTGAACCACTTACCGTCAATCTGCTCCACGCCTTGACGCATGGAGAACTGATAAACAGTACCTCCGGTGGCTTGTGGGCCTTCAAAGACCACATCAGCGCCAAGCGCCTCTAGCACCTCATCCGTGGTTTGACCCCATGACGGGCCACCGTTGTCTTTGGCCCAACGCCGGAGTTCATCCTCCAGCATCACTTGGCCCGTGGCCCTGATTCTGATTTCCATGATTGCTCCTTATGCGTACTTGTAGAACGTAACAGTTGTCGCGCCACAAGTCCTGATTGCGTGTTGCGCGGGGCATCCAGTTTCTTTGACCATCTGAATCGCTGTCAATGCTCTCTGTCTTGCTTCTTGCTTCCATGCGTCAAGTCGCAAATCACTCATTGACAACCCAAACTCAGGCAGATACTTCTCAAGACTCCTGCGAGAGATTTTGAAAGTCTTTAGTTCTCTGACAACATCCTCACCCGCTATCTTGAACATTCTTGCAAACTCAGCCACTCGTTGTCGAGCAGATTCCTGCTGAACACTCTTTGGCATCTTTAAGCCTCGAAGACTCTCCCACTCAGGCGTGTAGTCAATCAAGGTGTTTGACCCAACGCCGTACTTTTTGGCAAGACTTCTCAAAGACGCGCCTTCAAATCGCTCGTCCAAGATGGCGAAGATGTATTTTCTTGTGCCATTTTTGATAGCCTCTGAAATCTTTGCCGCACTCTCTGGTGTATGAGGCTTAAAAATCTTTGGGCCACCAAATGTTTCAAAGTGGCAGTTGTATAGATGAGCCTTGTCCTCATCAAAAGCAGCAAACCACTCAGACTCTTTTGCTTCGATCTCATCGGAAGGCGCAGAGTCAACAACCCGAAACTCAAATGCACTCTCGCCGTGCTTCTTAAACGATGCTTGCAGGCGCGGATTGCCGTGAATGCCTCTACGCAACTCGGAGAAGTGACAACGCTTACGCGCAGCAGGGTTGTTAGTCCTGCCGATGTAGAACTTCCCCGAGTTCTTGTTCTCAATGACGTAGATGTATTCCATCAGGAAATCGCAAGCCCGATATATGTGGCATTGTTGACGTTTAGATTAAACGTGGTTTCCTGATTAACGATGAAACCAGTCGAGTCCGTGTCAATAGCATCCACACCAGTTACTTCTGCCGCTGTTGAGTTGAGATAAAGCGCAGGATCATTACCAGAAACTATCCCCCGTGCGCTATCGAAAATTACCCAATTCCCGGTAGAGTCGGTGCGCTTAATCAAAACTAGCCGACTTCCACCAGTAAACCCGCAGTTTATTGTCTGAGAGGAGCCGTTGCCAGTAAACGAAAACACCTTGCTGACGCCGGGGCAGGACGCGAAAAGGTATGCAACGTAGGTTTGACCTGAATCATTAACAGCGGGGACGCCGCCAGTAAACCTCATCGCCGTTGATGTCGGCCGCGCCTCAATACTTGCGCCATCTGTGTACAAAAAAGTACCTCCGGCAATAGTTAGATTTAACGCCGCCAAAACATAATTTGTAGAAGTAAAGTTAAAAGTGACAATCCAGTTAGAGCCGGAAGCACTTCTTACTTTGTTAATAATTAACTCTGGCGCAACCCCAAGGTTGTGAGAGTACGATGTGGCAGAAGAACCCGTCCCCGTATAGCAAACCACATCAAAGAAGCCGGGGGCGCGGCGGAATATGTGTGATACAAAAGTTGCTCCCGACTTGTTCAGATAATCTTGCGAGGTAGTTGTACTAGTGTCCCACCCAACATTCATGTCAGAATCAAAGTAGGTTTGCCACCCGGTACTTTCTGCGCTTGTGCTTGCTGTTGCGAGCAGAACATTGTCGCCACGCAATCGGTCAAAGAACATCTGTCCGTATGTTGACCAACTCTGTGCTGTTGCATCTCTATTGTTAAGCAGCATCGCGTCCATTAAAACAGACGAACCAATCTGACGATTCGCCGTTGCATTGCCCGTGTATGCGACATTCA